CATCGAGGGTACTGAGTCAGACACTCAGGCGGCGATTGAAAAGTTCCGTCAAGAGTTCAACAATCTCGAACCCGAACAGATCGCATTCCCTCGTGGTATCTCTGACTTGAACAAGTGGAGAGATCGTGAGACGATATATAAGAAGTCAACGCCCATTCATGTGCGTGGTGCGTTACTCTACAACCATCATATCAAGAAGGCAGACCTACAGGATCGTTATGAAATCATTCAGGATGGAGAGAAGGTCAAGTTCATCTATCTCAAAGTCCCCAACACGATTCGCGAGAACATCGTCTCGTTCCCGATGGGTCTTCCCAAGGAACTGGGGTTGCATTCCAAGATAGATTATGGTAAGATGTTTGATAAAACATTCCTTGATCCACTCACTCCGATTCTTGATGCAGTCGGATGGAAGGCCGAGGATCAGATAAACCTTGAGGACTTTTTTGTATGAACCTAGATCACCTAGTGTGGCCTAAAACTGGATGGGGTTACATGCCACCCCAAGAAGATATATTCGCCGCATTTCGTTATGTACAAGAACACTATGAACCCAAATCCATGTTTGAGATTGGTTTTCATATGGGTCACTCGACAACCTATCAGTTAGAAATTATGCCGCAGGCAACAATGGTCACAATGGGGCCTTTGTCCGAACCCAATATGAATAGAGAACGTCCAGACCCCGCGATGCGAAAAGATCAGATCGACAAGATGTATAAGATCTATGGTGATCGTTTAAATGGTGGTCGATTCCAACATCTTCAGGGTAAGACACAATATATTCAAAATGGAGTTCTCACTGAATTTACAAACCGTTTTGACTATGCCTTGATCGATGGTTATCATTTACCGTGGGCAGTTGAAATGGATTCAACCCTGTGTGAAGATTTGGGTATACGCACAGTCTTGATTGATAATTGGGATCAGATCGGTGTTCGTGATACGGTATTGAAACATACCGAATACAAAGTACAGAAGATCTTTGACTATACTCAAGAATGGAAAGGCAGTGTAGATCAAAATCAATTAGCATTATGTACTCTCTAACATTATTTAAAAATCGTTATGACAACAAGACACACAAGACCATGTCGTTCGAGACTTGGGATGAGTTTGTGTCTTTGTTGTTTATGTTATCAGAAAAACCGGACACCAAGGCAACCGCACCGTTGATCAGTCCGGCAACCTACGAAGAAGGCACAACGCGGAGTAATAAAAATGTGGAGTTATGGGGAAAGTGGGCAGCTGTCGATGTGGACGACATTGACATCGACGCAGATCGGCTCAGGGAAGTTCTTGTTGAGCGTTTTGGTCATTGGGATTTCGTGTGTTATAGTACGGCGTCTAGTACCGTGGATCGACCGAAGTTCCGCCTTGTATTCAATCTTATGGAGACTGTACATAAAGATCAAATCTCCAAGTTTTGGTGGGCACTCAATACCGAGCTCGATTCGATTGGAGACCGGCAAACTAAAGACCTTAGCCGTATGTACTATGTCCCTGCAAAATACGATAATGCTCACAATTTTATTTTCCGTAATGCAGGTCGTCCTATCGATGTTGATTATCTGGTCGTAAAACATCCCTACAAAGAAAAGGAAGGTAAGAACTTTCTCGATAGACTGCCAGACGATTTGCAGAAGGCAGTTATCGAACACCGTAAGAGTCAGATGGAGAACACAACCTATTCGTGGTCTAGTTATCGTGATTGTCCATTCTTCCCCCGTCATCTGGCAATGGAGTATAAATCTATAACGGATACTGGATGGTATCACATGATGTACCGAATTATGGTCGCAACTGCCGGTAGTGCGATTAATAGAGGATACCCTATCACTGCTCGTGAAATTGCCGAGATGTGTCGGCAGCTTGACATTGAAACCGGAAATTGGTATACTGGTCGTCCACTTGAAGTAGAAGCGGATAGAGCGGTAGAATATGCATATCGAAATAACTAGGAGTTATTATGTCTGAAGAAATCGTCGACGCAGAAATTGTCGAAGAACAAACACCCCAAGGCCCATTGAAGGTCGTAGTCATTGGGGACAACCTATTGGCAGAAACTACATTTCATGCGTTTAATGTTCCGCGTGGTGTAGAAAACTACATGTTCTCTGTCGATCAAATCGATGAAGCAATCGAATTGGCACCGAGTCTCGTTTTCTGGTGTGAAGAGATACCCATCAAAAAGAATGACTCGATGGACGATTCTGATTTTCTCAGTGGGGTTCAGAAACTTCTGAGAAACAGCCCTGCGGGTCTTTGTGTCCGATCAACGATTAGTATCGAGTTGTTCGAACGCATGATGATGTCTATGGGACAAGAAATGTTCAATCGAAGAGTTACCTATATGCCTGAGTTGTCAGAAGGTAAAGATGTGGCGTCTCTTCTTAGTTCACCTTATCAGTTGATTGGTGGTGACTCTGAGACATTACAAATGCACATGAATCTGTTACAACAAACTTCATGGTTCTCTGCCAATGAGGTTCGAACCGGAACAGTTCCGGAGGTAATCTATGCAAAACTTGCGATGAGTGGATTCCGCTTGGTTCAACAGAGATACTTTGATGAGATCTTTGATGCCGTATTGGATATGAAGAATGCAAACCCTATGGTGGTTTCTCGATTGATCAACGCATCGGTTGTTCCATCTCATGTCAGTGGTGTACAACTATATGATGCTCGCATTTTCTCTGGTGCTACTGACAAACTTACTTTGCTTGAATCCTGTTTAGGAGATTAAATATGTCGCTAATGGCGAAACTGAAAAAGAACTCGAAGGTAGTCGGTACTGCAATACTCGAAGACTCTGAGTTCTTTCAAGAGAAAGAGATTACACGCATCGATGTACCCATGATGAATGTGGCTCTTTCAGGTACTTTGGACGGCGGTCTCGCTTCAGGTCTGACCGTACTTGCAGGGCCATCAAAACATTTCAAGACATCATTTGCCTTGAAGATGGCCTCTGCTTTTTTAGAATCTGATCCCGAAGCAATCATGTTGTTTTATGATTCTGAGTTTGGATCACCCCAACAATACTTCACCAACTTTGGCATTGATACGAGTCGTGTACTCCACACTCCAATCACCAATGTCGAGGAATTGAAGTTCGATCTCATTAATCAGCTTGAAGAGATCTCACCCGAAGACAAGGTCATCATCGTGATCGACTCTATCGGTAACCTTGCATCCAAGAAAGAACTTGAAGATGCAATCAACGAAAAATCTGTCGCAGACATGTCTCGTGCAAAAGCACTGAAGGGTCTGTTCCGTATGTCGACGCCGTATCTGACAATGAAGAACATTCCGTTACTGGCGATCAACCACACCTACAAAGAGATCGGTTTGTTTCCGAAAGATATTGTCGGTGGTGGTACGGGTATCTACTATTCTGCGGACAACATTTGGATTCTTGGTCGCCGCCAGAACAAAACTGGTACGGAGGTGACCGGATATGATTTCATTATCAATGTTGAAAAATCACGCTATGTTAAAGAGAAGTCGAAGATACCTATCTCAGTTTCTTGGGATGGTGGTATTGAGCGTTACAGCGGTCTTTTGGATGTTGCTCTTGCTGGTGGGTTTGTCATTAAACCTTCTAATGGTTGGTATCAACTGGTTGACAAAACTACTGGAGAAGAGATTGGGTCAAAGGTAAGACATAAGGATACACTCCAACCGGAGTTCTGGACTGATCTACTTGCCAACTCAGATTTCCAAGAGTTTGTTCAGGGAATGTACTCGATCACCGGTGGTGTGACTGCTGAGTTAGAACTTGAGGTTGATGAATAGTGTTCCAAAGGGTAAGTGAAGATATAGATTATGAGTTGACACCCGCTGAGGATGTCGAAAATGAACAAGCGTGGGATGTTCGCATCTTGCGCGGCCCTTTTACGGAGACAGTAATCCGATTTGGTAATATTTCGTTAAATGAAACTGAGGGTTGTTTGAACTTCAATTTTGTGATAATATCTACACCTGATGATTCATTAACTGAAGAGAGAGAAGACCTACAAATTTTTGTGGGGGATATCCTTGAATCAGTTTTAGAAAACGCTATTGCCGACGGACAACTTTTGGAAAATGAAAGAACAGATAATACTGAGTAATTTTGTAACCAACGACACTTACATGCGTAAGGTCGGCCCCTTTCTCAAAAAATCATACTTCGAAGGCGTCTACAAACTCATCTTTACTGAGATTGCGACATACGCCAACAAGTACAACAAACTGCCTACACAAGAGGCACTCCGACTCCAGATCACGGAGTCTGACAATATCAACGAGGCAAACTACAACGAGACACTAGAGATCTTACCATCTCTTTTTGAAAAGAAAGATCAAGATCAGCAGTGGTTGTATGACATCACAGAAAAGTGGTGTCAAGACAGATCGGTGTATCTAGCGATTATGGAGTCAATTCAGATCATCGATGGCAAACACAAGTCTCTCACTAAGAACTCGTTGCCTGACATCTTACAGAAAGCCCTGTCAGTTTCTTTTGATACTAATATCGGTCACGACTATGTGGAGAATGTAGATGAACGATACGATTTTTACCATCGCACCGAAGATCGAATCCCGTTTGATCTGGACTATCTTAACAAGATTACCAAAGGTGGGTTACCCAACAAAACGCTTAACATTGCTCTCGCTGGTACCGGTGTTGGTAAGTCTCTCTTCATGTGCCATGTCGCCGCCAATGCATTGTCAATGGGACGGAATGTTCTCTACATCACAATGGAGATGTCAGAAGAGCGTATCGCTGAACGGATTGACGCAAATCTTCTCAACTGCGCCATCGACCAAATCCCAAACCTCTCTAGAGGAATATTCCGTGACAGAGTGCGAGAGATCGGAGACAAAACCGAAGGACGATTGATCATCAAAGAGTATCCGACCGGACAGGCACACACCGCTCACTTCCGTGCGTTGCTTGAAGAACTTCGTTTGAAAAAGAAATTCAGTCCAGATATTATCTTCGTCGATTACCTAAATATATGTGCATCTTCACGAATGAAGGGAATGGGAGGTTCGATAAACTCATACACATATATCAAGGCAATCGCTGAGGAACTGCGTGGTCTCGCAGTCGAGTTTGATCTACCAATCGTTTCTGCAACGCAGACGACTCGATCCGGTTTCGCAAACTCTGACCCAGGCCTCGAAGATACTTCAGAATCGTTTGGATTGCCTGCCACCGCCGACTTGATGTTTGCACTGGTATCCAATGAAGAACTTGAGAAACTTGGTCAGATCATGGTGAAACAGTTGAAGAATCGATACAATGACCCCAACATGAACAAACGGTTTGTGGTTGGTATTGATCGATCCAAGATGAGATTGTTTGATGTTGATCAAAGTGAACAGACCTTAGTGGTTGAAGATGACATCCCCGTATTCGATAAAACGCCTACGGGTGATAAACTCAAAAGAATAAATTTCTCATAGGAGGCATTATGGATCCCTATTTACACACCATTATTGCGGTTGGTTTGATGTATACATCCTATAAGGTTGGAGTATACTTTGGCAAACAAGAAGGTTATCACAACATGATTCAAACCCTCTTACAATGTTTTCGCGCAGACTCGCTAGAGATTACTGAGGATGCAGATTTTTATGTTACAGTGAACGGAGAAGAAAAAAAGGTTAATTAATGGATAAGGTGAATTTTAAGTTCAATGAGGACAAGTTGATCAAAGAGTTTTATGACTACATTGCATCAACTTACTCTGGACACTATGGACAAGGTGGTCTGCAATCGTCGGAGGTGATAGTAGATCGAGGACACGGCATGGGGTTCTTTCTTGGCAACGTCGATAAGTATAACGCACGGTATGGCAAGAAAGGAACTCCACCCGATCAACGCAAGGATCTGTTGAAGATTATTCACTACGGTTTCCTTGCACTATATGAGCACGATAGGATTCATGGACAGACCAGCACTGAAAGAAGCGATTTTTGATACGGCCCTTGCAACGCCTATCAATCTTTTGTTAAACTTTATATGTCTCACACCAATGCTTGCATGGCAGTGGACAGCAGGACAAATCTCGATTGCAATGACGTGTGTGTTTTTCACCGTTGCAATCATCCGTAAATACTATGTTAGACAATGGTTCAAAGGACGAACGTTATGAGAAAAACTTTACTTAAAGCAATGTGCTCCGGTTATCAAGGAGACATTGACCGCGCTCAGGCAAACATCGAAGTTTATCTGACTAACCCCGCCGGTATTGGCGAACACCCCGACATCGTTGAGGCGATCGACACCGAACTGGCTAAACTCGCAGAGGCACACGAGAAACTCGAAACACTCAACCATTATTTCCCTGAGTGATATCGACTATTCACAAATAAAATGTGAAAACACTTGACGCCGACTCCTATTCATGAGATAATTACTCCGTAATTTGATGATTGATAGGAGTTTTTGTTATGGCGTATGTTTCTCAGGAAATGAAGAAGGAATTGGCACCAGCCATCAAGGCGGTTCTCAAGAAGTATGGAATGAAGGGTTCTATTGCGGTTCGACACCACATGAGTCTTGTTGTTAACATCAAGAGTGGTAAGTTGGACATCCTTGGTGCTCTGCCTGTCAGTGAGTATGGCCCCCGTGACTATGTTCAGGTCAACCCTTACTGGATTGAAGAGAACTATGACAACCCCGAAGTTGTTGCGTTTCTGAGTGAACTGAAAGAGGCGATGGAAGGCCCGAACTTCTTCTGTCACGATGACAGCATGACTGACTACTTCCACCGAAGTCACTACATTGACATCAACGTTGGTCAGTTCAACAAGCCCTACGTTCTGGAGGCATAATGTACATTTTTATGAATGACCTTTCTCCGAAATTGCAAGACTTTGCTCTTGCAGTCTTCGAGGTTCTTGACTTTGATCCTGAGTTCGACATCGACATCGTCTACGAAGACATCGATGCTCAGGGGTACTGTTCCGGTGATGAGGACGGGTGTCTGATCGAACTCAACCCCGACCTTACCGAACGCGAGACTGCGATTGCCCTTGCACACGAGTTAGTTCATGCACGCCAACTGGCGCAGGGGCTTGACTTTGATGAAGAAGAAGCGTATAATTTAGAGAGTATCTTGACTGAGAGGTGTTACCATTGAAACTGATTACTTTGTCGGCTGATAGTTCTGGTTATTCTTATCACGAGGAAGAGGGTTACCCACCCGAAGAGATGGAGTGGCGTATCGTCCAAACTGCGGACGAACAATTCCCACAGTGCAAACAAATGTTTTTCTATGACAGCGCGAACAATCCCGCTGTTGATCTTTTGAGTGGTGGTCGAGTTATCCACCAATTACGATTTGAGGCTGAATAATGAACGGTTTTAGAAAGATGCAAGAGCGTCTGAAAGAAGAAGGTTGGTATGTCGGTTGGAACGAACCCTGCTGTCAGAGTTGTGCATGGTCTTGTCTTCCAGACTACCTAGATGAAGATAAAAAGATCGATGTCGATTACTCCAAGGTTCTCTTCAATCACTCGCAAGACTGTGAGGTCTACATCGAGGGTGAAGAGTGTTACGAGTGTCATGGTGAAGGCATTGTCGAGAATCCAGATTACGATACCGACCAACTCGCAGAAGAGCATGACGATGATCTTGATGAGTTCATTGACTGCCCTGAGTGTGGCGGTATGGGTGAGGTTGACGAAGGTTTGATTCTCTCTGACTACGATACATCGGTTGATGGTTTTGTGTGTTACGATCCCGAACAATTGACTTCATCTTACTTCTGTTTTGACGGGAGTAAAGAAGGCGTCGAGAACTTCAAAGCGATCATGCCGATTATAGAAGAGTGTGGCGTGAGTATAGATAGTTTCGACGAGAGCGGGAAGTCCCGTATAACATTGTCATGGAACTAAAGAGAGTAGTCGACCAATACTGGGTCGAGGTGTTTGCTCTGGGGGTAGTCTTTAGTTTACTAACCTTTATTGCCGGAGTTATGTTATGAAAAAGAAACGAGATTACGACTTACAGGTCGTAGAAAAATTACGGGGTAGTCGTCACTACACCAATCAATTCGCACGAGACCAAGCGCACAATCTACGCGCCATGTTTCGTGACCATCTTTATGTCAACACCTTTGGAGCTTACAATGGACAACAAGCAGTCCAACACGTCAAGGCAGGTCTCAAAGCAATCTACTGTTCGGGATGGCAAGTCGCAGCTGCGGCAAACTCAACCCAAGAGGTCTATCCTGATCAATCACTATACGCTGTCAATTCTGTTCCTGACGTTGTTCGTAGCATTAATAACGCATTTAAACGTCAAGACCAAATCTCCTATCTGGAATGCGGCCGGGGGTTTCGCTACGCTCCCATCATCGCTGACGCAGAAGCAGGATTCGGAGGGGTACTAAATGCATACGAACTCGCAAGAAACCTTATCGACGCCGGCGCTGCCGGAGTCCACTTTGAAGACCAACTCGCAAGTGAAAAGAAATGCGGTCACTTGGGAGGAAAGGTTCTTATACCTGTATCTGCAGCTATCCGTAATCTTAACGCTGCTCGTCTCGCTAGTGATGTTGCTGGTACTGATACCGTGGTCATTGCTCGAACTGACGCCGAAAGTGCTAAGTTACTTTCATCTGATGTGAGTGACATTGACAAACCCTTCATCAAACGAGTTGCACAAGGTTCTGCGGGTTCGATCAAGTGTCGGACATCCGAAGGATTCTATCAACTCA